CGCTGATATTCAGCAGGGAAATTGCCCTCCAAAACCCAGATAATTTTTTCATACTCACCAGGCAACAAACGTCGATCGCGCTCAGTATCGGTTTTTTTATCGCCATCCGACGCCGTATAGCTGGCATAGCGCTTAGGCAGCATCCGTAATGGATTTGCGCCAAGCCACTCATTCCGAAAACACCAATCCAACAACCGTGCAACTGCGCCGACTTTATGACGGATCGAACTGGGCGACAGCCGGTCTTTCTGTTTCATCTCAGAAACCCAGGCTTGCGCCCAGGCAATGTTAATTTGCGCCGTTTTAAATGTGGCCAGCTTGGGTAGCATGGCATTCAACAACAGCCGATCAGATTCAGATATTGAGACCTGCACCAGGTATTGCCTTGCCCAAATATCGACTGTGGGGACCGGTGGCGGTGCAGATGCTTGTAATTCGACCGGTAGGATACCCTGATCAAGTAATCGCTCTACACCGGCCGCATACGTTCGGGCTTCCTCCTCCGTGTCGGCACTGGCATAATGTGGCTTCGGCAGAATCCCTTTGCGCCTGATAACAATTTCCCAGCTGCCGGCCGAGCGTTGACGTATCGTTGCCATACTAGCGTAAACCCCTTACCAAGATGTTTCGGTGTGGTTTTAGCCACTCCTCATAGTGTTTTTTGGGTATTTTTAGCCTATTTATGGCGATTATTGCAAGGCATTTATTTCAGGCGAAAAAAAACCGCCATGATAAGCGGTTGATTTTATTTCGATCTTTTGGAGGCTGCGGGCGGAATCGAACCGCCGTAGATGGCTTTGCAGTCTATTAGTTATATTTACCAATCATAGAGTTAAAAATAAAACCACTTTAAAAACCACTTTCATTTTATCTCCCCATTAATCTGAGTAGTAAACCCCGCCTTACTAAACGAATGCTCGACCCGCGTTGCCGTCCAGCTCGGTCCAGTGATGCCCGATCTAAATCCCGTTAATATCAACGGCGACTCAGCTACCAGTGCAGCATTACCAACCGATAAACTAACGTCCACGGTAGCCGTTCCTTGATCCAGTGCTGATTTTTTGGCCTGCGCCGCCTCGATCGCTTGCTGTTGGTTATCGTAGGTGTGCCGTAAGGTATGAGCCGGTTTCTCGGTGCTGGTGCTGACTGTAATATTCTGGCCAGTCGCCTTGTCGTGATAAGTTGCGGTTACGGAGGCGTATTTGCCACGGTCGGTAATGCTGCACTGGTAGCCCGACACCTGCGTTTTATCAATATAAATCGGCGACAAGCTGGTACCGCCGACGCTTTTCGATTCGCCCGCCTTGGCCAGGATCAAATGGTCATTGGTGACTTTGGCGACGCCGCCGTATTGTTTTGCCAACCGGGTGAGCAAATGCAGGTCGGATTCTTGCGTTTGATCCACATGCCCCAGCTGAATAGCAGCCAGATCAGCAGAGGTTTTGCCGACAAGGCCGTTGCCGCCTGCAATCGTCTTTACCAAGTCGCCCAGAGTGATGTTATCGAAGTGCCGGGTTTTCTGCGATTTAAGTTCGCCTGCCGACATATCGGCGGCCTTGCCACTGATACTCAGCGTTTCAGGGAATCCCGTTAAAGAGATTTCATCGACCGTGTAAACACCAACCTTGCTGATCCCGGTTTCTTCATAGCCCAGGTAAATGTCGAGTTTTGCGCCTTTGCGCGGCAAGGCAATCACACCATCACGGTCATCCAATTCAATAGTGCAGGTATCGGATTTAAAACCGGCCTCATCAGTGGTTTTGATGCTGATTAAGCGCTGGTTGATACGTGCGGTGATGTCTGCGCCGTCAGCTAATACTTTAAAGATAGGCTTCATTTCAATCCCACAACCTAACCGTTTTCACCGTTTCTGCTACAGGCATTTCCGGCAGTTCAATCACCAAGCCTGACGGCAACACAGGTCCATAGTCGGCCAAGCTTCGATTAGCCTCGTAGACCCGCTCAACGGCGCCAGACTGACTGCCGTAATATCGGTGGCAAATCGCATCGATCATATCGCCGGTTTTGGTACGGTATTGGGTCATACGTCTTCACCGTATTGGGTCATTTTCAGGGTAAAGGACATTTTACGAGCCACGCCATTGGACAAAAAGGTGTCCTTATTCTCTTCAATTGACTGAATGCACCATTTTTTCCAGACATAACCGTTGCCATCAACCAATATCAACGGCTGGCCCTTTCCCGCTTCTGCGCGCATATCGTCGATCTGGTGCAGGCCGCCAGCATAATCGGGGTAGATGTCGCCCGATAGCGTGATTGAATCTTCGCCGGGGCCGGTGTATTGTTGCGCAGGTAATTTCCCATAGCGCTCCACTGCCTGCCATCGATAAGCGGTTGACCGGCTAAACGCCTGATATGCAGCAGTGTTTATGGAGAAATTAAACGCCCCCAGGCGCATCATAATGTTAGTCATGTAAAGCGCCTCTGGCGTCTGCAGCACGTTTGCGCTCCATCTTTGCTATTACCTTGTCGGCTAGGGCGTTTTGATCTTCACCGGGTTGCTGGGTGATATGAAAGACGGGGGCATTGGTCTGGTGAACAACAGTCGGCGATGCTGAGCCAGCAGCCGGCGGCATTGCGGGCAACGGCGTAGCCAGCGCAGGCGCAGCAACTGTAGCGGCCATTGCTGCACCTAAAGCCGGTCCTTTGACAGACGACACTGCACCGCCAATAGCACCACCAATAGCGCCGCCTAATCCTTTTACCATCTCTACCGCTTGCCCGATCCAGGCGAACTTATCTGCCAACCAACTTACGACAGATTCCCAGACCGTGCGCACCGTTGTCGCCGCAGTATAAAAAGCGCTACCTATTGCGCTACCAATTGCAGTTGCAGCCTCGCCGATCGGCGTAAATGCACCCGCGAACCACGCTGTGATTGGCTTCCAATTATCATAAATAAGATAGGCAGCGGCCCCTAATAGAGCTACACCGGCAACCACCAAGCCGATAGGGTTAGCGGTCATTGCCGCGTTCCATAGCCATTGAGCAGCGGTAACCGTACCCGTCCATACCGCCAGCGCCTTTTGCTGTATTGAGGCGCCAAGTGCAACGGTTGATTGCCATGCTAATGCGGCATTGGACCTCAATGCCGATAGCCGGAAAAAATCCATAATGCCCGTGGCGATGATCCAACCATCTGAAAGGATAGTTGCGGCATACCCGCCAGCCAAGGCCGCTACTTTCAATCCAACCAGTCCAACTGTCGCACCGACAACAACATTCGTGACAACTGGAAATTTTTCCGCCAACCCAGTTACTACATTAATGCCATCACCCATGGCACCGAAGACGGTGTTTAGTGTAGGCAAAAGTACAGTACCGAGATTAACCCCCAGACGCGTGGCCTTATTACCCAGCAGTGTCAGGTTATTAGCTGTTGTTTGCGACCGGATGTCATATTCTTTTTGCATTGACCCAGCGTAACTACTGGCATCGGCGACTGAATTAAATGCCTGGTCCAGCGCCTTCATGTTGACCAACAGCGGCATGATCGCGCCTTTGGCCTCTTCGCCGAATAGACCGCCAACCAATGCCCCCCTTGCATCTGCCGGAGCTTCAGCTAACGCCGCGAACACTGTTTTAATCGTGCCAACAGCGTCTTTTTGCATATCTTTTGAAACTTGCTGATATGACAGACCGAGTTGCTCATAGACCTCAAGTTGCGATTTTGTCGCAGACTCTCCAGCAGTCAGCGCATTAGTCAGGTTTTTTAATGCAGTCGCGGCAATCTCGGGAGCGGCGCCGGAATTAAGCAGTGACGCACTTAAGGCGGCGATTTGAATCTCAGTTAGCCCGGCGGCTTTTGCAACAGCGCCTTGCCGGGTAACAACCTCGGAAATATTCTTTGCCGAGGCGTTCATATTAGAATCCAGGTAGTTAACGGCATCCGCTAGTGATTCCGCCTGCTTCTGGTTAATCGCCATGCCGGCCCGCCAGCTCGCCATAGTCTGCCCTGCTTCCTCGCCGGTCATATCAAAAGCTACGCCCATCTTAACGGCGGCGGTTGTAAAGCCCAACAATTCTTCTTTGGCTACGCCAGATTGCCCGGCAGCGGAAACGATAGCGCCAATGCCGCTGGCGGCCATCGGCATGGTGGCTGACATATCAAGTATGGACTTGCCCAAGCCCTTAAATTCTGCGTCAGACACATCAACGACTTTACGCACATCAGCCATAACCGATTCAAATTCAATCGCGTCTTTAATGGGCGCTGCGGCAGCGTAGGCCATGCCCATTGTGCCGATCATTTGGCCGCCCAACTCACTGCGGCGGTCACGGTTGGCGCGTAATCTATTGGTGCGTTCGAGCTGTCGGGACACCGACTGCTCTGACTGTAGCAGCCGACGGTTTTCATTGACGATGTCGCCGATATTAATCCCGTATCGCTCGGCTCTTTGCGAGGCAGTACGGAGCGATGCCTCGGTACGCGCAATCTGCCCCCATAAGTTGGTATTACTGGCCCCGAATTGATGCTGAGTCGCTATGAGGTTATCCAGTCGGGTCCGATACCGGATAACGTCATCGGCAGCGTTGCGCCCCATGTGTACGTTTTGCAGACTCCGTCCCAACCCGGTCGCTCTCGCATCCAGCGATTGGAATGCACGCCCCACGGTACTGGATAGCGATGCGCCGATAACGATGCCTAGTGCGATATTATTTGCCATGACAAAACTTAACCTGGTTGACTATACTTAACACATTCCCCAAGGAGGATTTATGCCTAAATCTATTTTTGACCGCATCGTCGATTGGCCTTATCACCCGCAAACGATTCTTGGCAGCGCTTTTGTTGGCTGCTTTATCGCTACGATGCAAGGCGATGGGCCGATATGGGCGGCGCTGGTTGTTGCAGCTGTTACCGCGCCCTTTGCCGCCCTGTTGCTGTTCCTGCCGTATTTTGTCAGCGTCGCGGTTTTGGCTGCACTGTTTTCACTGCCTCAAGCCATTCAATCAGCTCTTCACCGGTCAGCTCCAACAGCTCACTGAGCTGCCAGCCGGTGTGGGAGGCCAATACTACGCAGCCCACACGAGCGTCCTTAGCCGTTAAGACAAAAAACCCTGATACGCCTTTTGCAGCGCCTGGTAATCGACCATATCCAGTGATTCAATATCGACCGGCGCCACTTCGCACAGGTTGGCGAACAAAGCAATTTCCTTTTCCGCATCGCTGCCTTTGGCTTTGTCGGACGCCAGCATGTCGCGCACTTTAGGGCGACGCATGGTGATGTTGATTATGCCGTTTTCAAGTGGATATTGCAGTTGTAGGTTGGATGCTTCACTCATTTATTTGCCCTCGGATTTTGGCTTTTCAGCCGGTTTCAATTTAATATGCCCAGACAACAGCAAGTATTTTGCCTGTCTGCTGTTTAGTGTAATGACATCACCTACGGCATGCCCTTCAAACGCTTTTTCGACGCTATAGTCACTCATTTACATCCCCAGGTTCTTGCGGGTAACTGCCAGCTGATCCACGCCATTAACGATGCGAATCATGTTCGGCACATCGATTTCGTAGATCACTTCGTTACCAATAGTCTGCTTGTAATAGCGTAGGGCTACAGAGCCTTTAAGACTTGCCTTTTCGCCCGGCTTCCAGCTGCCGGGGTCCATTTCTTTCAACATGCCCTGCATCTGAATAATGACCGGCTTTTCTATGCCGTCCTCGCCGCTGAGCGAGCCGCGGAAGGTCAGCGGCTTGATGTTGCCGGGAGCCAAGCCGAATATCTTTAACACCTCAGCGTCGTATTTAGTCAAAGAGAAGGACGCCTCCAGTTTGTCCATGCCCATTTCGATTTCAACAGGCGCATCCATACCGCCGTTGCGAAAATCATCGGTTTTCAGAGTCAGCTTTGGAGGGTTCAGTTCCTCGACGTTACCGGCATAGCCGCGACCGTCAACGAACAGGTTTATATTCTTTAAAATATCGTTCAACATTAGAATAATTCCTTAATGTAATCGTTGACCAAATGGCTGCGGAACGTAATGTGCTCAGCCGGATATGGCGGGGTGAAGTCGAAGTCGAAATAGACCTTGCCTTGGGCGATCTGGTCAGGCGTGTTCAGGTCGGGATCGGCCCAGCAGTGACCGCCCAGAACGGCACCGACAGCTACCAGGTGACGCAGGTAGCTATTCACACCTTCTACAACATCTTCAAGGTAGGTTTTGGTGATGTTGCGGTCTACGGCCCACATGTGCGCAGCCAGCAGCGATTCGTGAATCATATCCGCC